ACGATCTCGTCGCCTGCCATGGCGATAAGCGAGGCGGCGGAGGCCGCGACGCCCTCAACGATCATGATCACGCGCCCCGGCAGGCCGGAGAGGACGGCGTGGATCGCCGCGCCCTCCATCGGGTCGCCGCCGCCCGAATTGATCCGCACCGTCAGGTCGCCGGAAAGCCCGGAGACGAGGTCGCGCACGTCGGCGGACTGCAGCCCGTCATCGTCCCAGAAGTCGAGCCCGACAGGCCCGTGCAGCAACAGCTCACCGCTCGCGAGTTTCGCTTTCATTCTTCACCTCCTGCTGCTGGCGCTGCTGCGCCATTCTTGGGTCGGCGACCGTCACTGTCGAATCCGAGCCCAAGGGAGTCTGCAATCGCGTTGTCTTCAGCGATCTCTGCCATAACTGTCTCAGGGTCAAAGCCAAGAGAGCGGATCACACTTGAGCGAGATTGAAAGCCGAGCCTTACAGCATCGCCCATGGCTGGCAGCTCCTTGGTCGGATCAACCAAAGCGCGGCGCGGCGGGGTCCACGAAATTGAAGGCTCTCTCGTGAGACCGTCTGCCAGAGACCAAGCCTCGACAAACCAGGAAGCGATCCGGTCCATCATTATCGGGATCGCCAAAAGGTTCTGCCAGTCAGATACGTTCCGGTCCATCTCCATCCTGCCCATGCGACCGGAAGAAAAGTTGACTCCAGAAAGGTCTCCTGTCAAAGCCTCGTAGGTTATGCCTAGACCGGCCGCAACCTCCCGAGCAACGCCTTTGACGAAGTCTGAGTAGCCATCGACCCCTGGAGGGCTCGCGAAGGTTATGCTTTCCCCCGGATAAAGCTGCTGGATCAAACCAGGAGCGAGCTTGGTAGAAATCTCTGAAGGGTCAGGGTCAGAGATGCTCACCGTCTCATCGTTCGTCGTCCTGAACGCCGCAAAGCAAGCTGCCACTTTCTGGCGCATCAGCTGAGCGTCTTGGTAATCTGTCATGTCCTGAAGCCGGATGGCGATCGGCGCCATCCAAGTTACGCCGCGCATCTGACCAGGGCGGTCTTGCCTGTAAAGATGAATAATTTCAGAAGCAGGAACTCGTTCAGAAACGAGACTGTTGCGGAAAGATTTGCCAACGACGGAAGAGCCAGGGTGGTCGATGAACAAGTGATAGGCAACCCTGCGACCGATCGCATCAAACTCAATTCCTTCCCGGATCCGGTTCCTGGTGCCTGCAATCGCACCATCCTTGGACGTATCAAGGTGATCAGACTCGAGGAGTTGGATCTGAAAAGGAAGAGGCAGCCCATCAGAGCTCAACCTCTTGCGGCGGCGAACAAAGCACTCCCCGCTTTCGACCATAGCCCCGAAGGCGAGCTTCTGGATTCCATAAAGATTGTTGCGACCATCAGTGTCGATTGAGATCGTGTCGAAATGAGACTTGACCAAGTCAAGTCCGCGATCCTTGACCCTCTTAGAGCTCGCCTTGATTGAAGGGATGATCCCGTCGCCTATCACATTCGCAACGATAACATTCTTTCCGCGAGTGGCGAAAGGAGTGTTGCGAACCATGTCCCTTGACACTTGAGCCAAACGAGCGCGCTTGGACGCTGCGCCGTCGGCGTCCAGTGCCGACAAACGCCAAGACTGACCTCGGCGACCTGCCGTCGCAGCGTCATAATTCATCAAGGCGAACCCAGCTGTTCTAGAGCGGATTCTCGAAAGCGCAAAAGAAGGAGCTGCCGCGAGCAAGATCCTGTCAAGCCATGTTGCTGCAGAGTTGCTCATTAAAGCCCCTTGGAGAAGGTCGGGTAAGAGGCTCCGGTCGAAGACGAAGAAGAGATCTGTCTCTTCATCTCTTTCAGGATCGCTCTCATTTCATCAAGTGACCTGTAAGTTACCGACTCGCCATTGTACTCGACCGATCTGATGCCGCGCCTTATCGCCGACTCAAGAGCATCAAGCTCTGCTTGCGTAGCCGTAGCCATCAGAGCCTCCTAGTCTAGCCAGCCGGGTGCGCTCAAGAGGCGCGAATGTCTCATGGTGGCAGGGTTGCCTATCATTCCAGGAGGACGAGCATCTGGCTTTGGCGTTGGGCGCGCAGACTCTCGCTCGATCTGATTTTCTTCTTTTAGAGCCTCCTTCTTCGGCTCCACTTCATGGTGGGTTCGCTCTGCCGCTCTCCTCGAAGAAACTGGAATGCTCTTCATAGCCGCTGTTGCATAAACCCTGCAGTCGAGAGCTTCATTTCTGAAGCCTTTCTTGATCTCCCAAAGAGTGTAGGGGCGACCCTGCCTTATTCTTGTCACCCTATGCTCAGAGGTGGCCTGCTTCATCCAGTCTTCATCATATCCCAAAGACGGGTCTGAAGGGAGTCGGCAGGCTCCGTCACCTTCAGAGATCTTCCAGCGCGAATAGACCATGTCCTTGGCAGTATCGACTCCGACCATAAACACCCTGTCCTTGCCTCTGGACTTGGACGCTCGCGGTGGCCAGATCGGCTTGCCTTGCCCGCCTATGCCCTTGGTCGCGTAAACTCTGCGTCGGAACCTCTCTCTGCAGAAGGCGTGGACAGAGGCTGCGTGGTGGCCGCCGCTGTCGATCGCTGCCGAGACTATCCTGACGGTTCTTCCGCTTTCTGTGCTGAAATCGTCCAGCAGCAGGGCGTCTAACTCTGTCCAGACAGCTTTCTGTGCTGGGTCGCCGTGAAGAACTGCGTACCTAATTCCCCAAGAGCGCTCTCCGGCGCCCCAGCCGACAACCTCAACCTCAAGGCGATCGTCCTGAGTGTCAACTCCAGCTGTCGCAAAGAGCACTTCTTCAGGGAGAGATTCTGTGCCATAGACTTCCAAAAGGTCTGAAAGTCTGCCAGACTCAACCCTTTCCCCTCTTTCTTCCCAAGTCTCGCCAAGGGCTGTGTTCGTCCAGACCTTCAGGCGCTCCGGTGTAGCCTTTGCGTCGAGGAAAGCCTGAACGGTCTCTCTCAGCAAGACCCAAGGTGAGTAAAGCTCGCTGAGGTGGAATCCAGCAATGCCTCTGAAAGGAGCCTCAGCTTTCCAACGACCCTTTGCGACTGCCTTCCAACGCTTGGAGTCCGACCAGCAAGACCCGCACTCTTCGCAGACATACTCAGCAGTCTCTGGCTTGTGCTTGGACTTGCCATCCGGCAACTCGTCCTGGGACCACCTGACCTGAGGCCACTTAAGGACCTGCTCGTGTTTGCAATCTGGGCAAGGGACATAGAACCTACGCTTGTCGCTTTCTTCGTACGCAGCCTCGATCCTGCTCTCGCCCTTCACCGTCGGAGTGCTGGTGAGCAGAAGCTTCCGGTTCCAAAAGGTCGTTGTGCGCTTGCTCGCCAGAGTGACAGGGTCGCCTTCTGTCCCCGCACTGACAGGGTATCTGTCAACCTCGTCTGCGAGCAAAACCCGGATCGGCCGAGAGGCTAGGGACGCAGGGCTGTTGGCGCCTGCAATCGTTATGTGGCCACCCGGGAAACTCTTGTGCAGCATCGTGTTGCCGCTGGCCCTGGACTTTGCATCCTTTACGCGCCCTTTCAGCGCTGGCGTGTCCCTCAGCATGGGAGCGAGTCGGTCCTTTGACCAAGTCTGCCCCATCTCAAGCGTCGGTTGCAGAACCAGAATCGGAGACGGGTCCTGATCGACGTAATACCCTACGACGTTATTCAAGACCTCGGTCTTTCCGACCTGGGCCGAAGACATGACGACCACCGAGAATACCTCAGGGTCGCTGGCTGCGTCCATTATGCCTCGCTGATACTCGGCGCGGGAGGTATCCCATCGACCAGGCTCAGCACTAGATTCAGGTGAGAGCCTTCTTTCTGCGTCCGCCCACTGACTTATCGAGAGGTTCGGCGGAGGAGTTAGAGCCTTCCACCAACTCCTCGTCATCTTCTGCAGGGCTTGTGACATCTGTCTCGGATAGCTCTCTTAACGCTTCAATCACCGCAGACCTGATGATCGCCTCAGCCTCTGCCGGAGTCTCGACTTGCGAAACCAAAGGGGCTGTCTTCGAGGGGATCGCTAAAAGGCGAGACCTGACGCGAGCAAAAGCAGAGGTGACCTCAGCTTCGACAACCCCGACCTCAAGAAGTTCTCCCCGGCGCTGAGCATTGTCGAGGGCTGTCTTGTCAGCTTGCTCTTTGGCGAGCCGAGCTCTTTCCTCAGTTAGTTCAAGTGCGTCTCCAGGCTTCTCGTAGATCGCATCCACGACTGTCTTCATCAGCCAACGATTCTGACCCGATCCCTCGTTCGCCGGAACCACCCCCATCAGGGCTTTTCCGATTGCGCGGCGATCTCTTCCGAGCTCTGTTGCAAGACCATTCAAGGTCCACAGTTGCGCGACGTATGCCATGTGCCTCTTTGTGATCCGGCCTTTATCTGCGGGGAGGCCCTTTAGATAATTTGCATCTGCAAAAACTATGCGGTTCGAATATACC